GGCGAGATAGATTACGTAGTAGGTCATACCTCAATACGCCAGAAGCTTGCTATGACTATGCTCGGCGACAGAAGGTATGGCAACGACCTCAGGGGCGGCATCTCGGGCGACCTGACATATAACAATGTCAAAATTGACTGGGATGTGGACGCTACATTCAACTCGTTATTTCTTATCGATTCGAGATGGTTCGAAGTCGCCGAGAAATATAAGGGTTGGCTTGCCGAAGATGGCAGGACTATCAGGCTTAGCGCAAGCGGCGCAGCGGACTGGGAAGCAATTTACAACTGGGAAGGCGAATTCGTCTGCCGCAAACCTCGTGCTAACTCACTGGCAAGCGACCTAAACGCGACAATCACGAGCGGTAACTAAATAACCGGGGGGCGGCTAAAATGCCGCCTCCCTAAACTGAAAGGATTGAAAGTATGACAAGGAGAGCAGCAGACAGATTGGCTCAGTCGAGCGAATCGGCAACAGGAGCTATAACACCCACCGGTTCACCCTTTATATACCAGAATCCATCGGATAGACGGATGGAGGAGGTTATAATCGAAGGTGGCACGGTTAGCGCAATAGCGTTTTCCCGTGACGGCTCAGCATATATTGCTTGCGGGTTTACCAGCGGGAACGTCTTACTCAACGGCAAGGATTATGTAAAGGTTACCTATACGGGAACTCCCACGATGACGAGGATTCCGAGGTAAGAATGGCAGATAAAAAGTTTTGGATTCAGTCGGCTATCAAAAGACCGGGGGCGTTACGCAAAGCATTAAAGATAAAGGCGGGTAAAAAGATACCTGCGTCTAAACTTGAATCTGCGGCAAGCGCTCCGGGTAAACTCGGACAGATGGGTAGATTGGCGGTTACGTTATCAAAATTGAGGAAAAAGAAATAGTATGGCAGACGATAAGATGGCGACGCCAAAAATGCCTGTGCCTCAAAAGCTTATCAAGAATATGATGAAGCGGTATAGTAGCGACAGGATTGCAAGGCGACTGCTGAAACGTAAAAAGCAGCTTGGCTTGGCGAGGAAAAATTATTAAAATGGACGGCGATACAATTAGTGTATATCAGCGAACCCTCGAGGATGTCGTCTATTATCTGGACAATCACAATGTTCTAACTACTGCAATTTTCGTAACGTTAATATTTATTTTTTTCGGTGTTCTCGGTATCGGGTTTACTGTGAATAGGTTGCGGGCGGATTTAATACTCACTGAAATCCAAAAGTCGAAGGATAGACACGACTACATAAATCGCCTCACAAGTATTTTGGCAAGAGATGAGCTTGAGCTTATGCGATTAGCCAATAAAGTAGATAATGGAAATGGCGGTTGGAAGGGATGATGTGTGAACAGAACTAAATACATAACCAATCAGGATTTTGACAGGTTATACGGGAAGATGGAAAAAATGTGTAGCGAGGTAAGCGAGATGAGAGTAAAGATGAATACGATTGAGATGCGGTTGCAGGGTGTTATGGAGGAAAACAAAGAAGGCAAGGCATATAAAAAATGGTTCTTGGGCTTGCTTACTGTTCAAGTGATAGTTTTTTTATTAAATATCTATTTCACGAGAGGAGTGTAAGATGAAGAAAGCAATGGATTGGTTATTTGAAGGAAGCCCCGCACCGATAATAGCGATATTCTTTTTGGTATTGCTATTGGGAATTGGCGGGTGTGCAGGCAGTCAGATAAGCGAGAATGACAAACAGCTTAACTACCAGAATCTAAATGCAGGGAAACTTATTGAGGAGAAAGCACCAGGGGAATTTAAGCAGGTAGGCAATGATATAAAACTAAACTCCGAACAGCTTGGCAAAGTAATCGGAGAACCGAAAGAGAAAAAGGAATACTCACCTAATGTATCAAAGCAATCAAGAGATGAAAGCAAAAAGGAACATTCACCGCTTGGCAAATACGGAATACTTGCAAGTGTTATCTTTTTTGGCACACAGGCATTGAAATTTCTATTGCCTAAATTGATACCGCTGGCGGTTAGGTTTTTGCCTCTTGGTGGATTAACCGGAACTATACTCGATGTGATTATGAAAAATAATTCCTTATTTGCCCCCGCAATCGGATTAGCAACTGGCGGAGTAGAAGGCGGATTAGCAGGCGCAGTTTTGGCAAATATATTTAAGGCAGGTAAAGACAATGGAGCTAATGGCTTTTTAGGCAATTTAGTAGACAGGGTATTTGCTGTGTTTAGAAAACCAAAAGGATAAGGAGAAAATTATGAATCCATACTCATCGAAACAGAAGAAGGTAGTTGTTGCGGCACCAGGGAGTACCACCCTCGCGGACATTACTTCTGACCCTGATACGAAAGGCAAGATAATCAAGATAGATAAGTTTGTCTGGTCGAGTAATGCAGCCGGAGATATTACATTTAACAACGGCACGGATGATACTAATCTGCCGAAATTTTTCGGCTTCAAAGACCTCTTTTTGGATTTTTCTAATGCTCAGTATATCGGCAATGACGGATTGGAATTTCCAAGAAATGCTCCCGCAAAGATTGTTACTACCCAGGCGGGCGAGGCGTGGTTTAGGTATCACGGGGAATAATATATATGAGTGGCGGAAATACTGTATCGGCGAGCTTGGCAATAGGCGACACTTTTGTAGTTGCTTCGCAGGCAGCTATGCTTGCCTTATCCTCTGCCGAAAAAGGCGATGTAGCGATTAGAACCGACTTGAGCAAATCATTTATACTCGCATCGGAGCCGTCGTCGGTATTGGCTAATTGGCAGGAATTATTGAGTTCAGGTGGAGTTGTTTCTGTGTTTGGCAGAACGGGGGCAGTTGTAGCGGCAATCGGCGATTACACTACAACATTAATAACAGAGCAAACCAATTTATATTATACCGATGGTCGCTTTGACGCAAGATTTGGAACTAAAACTACAGATAACTTAACTGAAGGTGCAACCAATTTATATTTTACAAATGCAAGGGCACAAGCGGCAATAACTGGAACAGCTGACAGGATAACTTCAACCGCAGGTGTAATAGATGTAGCCGCAACTTACGTAGGTCAAACTTCAATAACTACATTAGGAATTATTACAACAGGAACTTGGCAGGGAACGACAATAGCCGATGGGAAAATAGCTTCTGCCTTAACCGGGAAAACTTATAATGGATTAACATTAACTTCACAGGCAGTTGGATTTACGATAGCTGGCGGAACTACTCCACATACGATAACGGTTGATGAGACACAATCATTGACTAATTATTTACTTGCAGGCGGCACAAGGGCTTTAACTGGAAATTGGGCAGCTGGTGCATTTTCTATAACAGTCAATTCAGTTATAATTGGTAGCGCCGCTAACACTATAACAACTACTGGTGGTAATCTATTCGTAAATCCGACATCAGGCAGAATAGTTATAGGAACTACAACTGTATTATCATCATCATTGACGGGGATAACTTTGCAGTTAAGTAGAGAGGGTAATGATGAATATTTATGGACTACAGTGCATAGTAATACGGCGGCTCATCAACCAAATTTTGTTTTAGTAAGGGGCAAAGGAACAATAGCTGCACCATTAGCAGTAATGTTAGGAGATAAATTAGGTAGATTACTTTTTCTAGGATATAGCACCACAGCTGCCACTGCAAGTGGAGCATCTATTGAAACTGTAGCTGAGGCAAATTGGTCAGGCACATCAGCTCCAGCATATTTGTCGTTTTACACCACTCCTTCTGGTTCTATTACATTGACCGAAAGAATAAGGATAACTGCAAGTGGCAATGTAGGAATAGGCTTAATATCTCCGACAGCAGTATTGCATATTAAGGCAGGCACAGCTTCAGCAGATACAGCACCATTAAAATTTACATCTGGAACATCTATGACAACCGCCGAAGCTGGAGCAGTAGAATTTACCACCGACAACTTATTCTTTACAATAACTACTGGAGCATCAAGAAAAAGATTTGTATTAGAAGATATAACTTTAACTTCTGGTAGAGTTCCATTTACTACAACCAATGGAAGGTTGACCGATTTATCTACATTTACTTTTAACGGGGCGAGATTATTGCCAAATTACATAACGCTTGCGGCAGGAACAGCGTCTGCGGGTGATTCCCCATTATTATTTACGAGTGGCGTAAATCTTGCTACTCCAGAAGCGGGAGCGGTGGAATACAATGGCAGATTTACTTTAACAGAGAGTGATGTTACAAGACGTTTTGTAATGCAAGCGGCAAGCGAAACGAAGACAACGGCCGGAGCACCCTACACAAACGATGGTTATGTGGATGTGGTTATAAACGGAACAGCGTTAAAACTTATGACAACGACAGGATAAAGAAAGGAGTTTATATATGGCGAAAGTTTTGAATGGCAACATACAGATTTGTTTTACTAAAGGCGAAGCAAATGCGGTAGTCAATTATGGCGTCAAAGATGATGTAACCGAAATTTCTGCTGGCAGGTCTCTTGAAACAGCAAAACCGACAGGAACTAAAACTTGGGACGATTTTGTTACTGACTTAGAAAATGCGGTAAAGACCGCAGAGGGTATAGCATAATGGCTAATGACGAGCAAAGAAAACTGATACTTTTTCAAATGTATGACGGTATTAAGAATGAAGATATATGGCTCGAAGAGCAGCAAGCCATGTTCGTTCATATCGGCGATAAGGATAAAGTAGAAGCTATAGCAAAGCAAAGACAAGTTAATTTTAAGGGCAGAGGACATATCGTTAAAAGATTAAGGGATTTGGGCGAAAAGATAGAGGATAAACTTATACCTGAAACTACATAGGAGGTAATATATGGCAAGACAGAAACTACTTTTTAGCGTAGATGATTACTTAAAACAGTTAAAGAGAATCCTTGACGGAGGGACGGATGTAGCTATAGACGCTGTTGGCGAATCTCTGAATGGTTTAGAGAATGCAAGCGTGGCAGCCAATATGGTTGTCTATTGGGCTGACGGAACTATAGACGGACTGGCATTATCAAAAGCAGACGCAACGGCTACGGCTGAAGCGATAGGTGTTACTAACATTGCAGGCACTACCGCCATTGACACAGTTTTTAGTGGCATTGCTAAAGTATCTACCGACGCAAGCGGCGCGGTTGCTGCTGGCGGTTCGGTATATGTATCCCAAACTACCGCAGGAAAAGTTACAGGCACAAAACCTGCAACGGGAATAGTAAAAAAACTTGGCACAGCAAAAGACGCAATCAGTAATGGCTCTACTGGATTTATATTCCTTGCTCCCGAGCCAGCTTTTGACGCTTCGGAAGATTCTCAAGTAATGTTTACTGCGGGCGTAGATTTACTTGCCAATAATGTAGTTTGTATGAATGCTTCCGATAAGATGATAAAAGCAATAGCGACTGCGGCAGCTACCGTAAGGGCTATCGGCGCAGTTACCGCTGCTATACTTACGGATGCTCAAGGCGTTGTGGATATGGGGCCCATAACGAAGTGCCTAAAGGAAGCTGATACTGAAATTATAGTATCCAATGACCCCCTTTACTTGAGTGCGTCGGTTGCGGGAACGGTAACCAAAACATCGCCAAGCACTCCTCCTCAATTGAGAAAGGTTCTTGGTTATGCCAAAGCGGCTTCGGGCAGCGGAACGGCAACAGTAGATATTATCTGGAGACCGCGATCGGCTATTGAATTAGGTTAATGCGTAATGTTGGATTTGTGGAAATATAGATGGCTGAAGAAAAGACATTCGAGGAGCAGTTAAACAATGTCACCTTTAAGGATTTATGGCCAAGATGGAAGCCATTATCTACGCAAAATCCTTTAGTCGAGATAAAAGATTCTCCTGTCGATAGAGTTCCTGTAAAAAACAGACAAGGAGTAACGGTATACGACGAAAATGGACTTCCTGTTTTGGGGCCACCATCTTATTTCAAAGCTTTTGTTGGCGCCTGGGGATGTGGTAAAACAGACCCAGGAATGCGATATCAGATATTAAATTGTATCCGCTATCCGTATAACTATATTCTCGTAGGACAGGCAATTTATAGAGAACTGGACGATTCTATTATAGATAGGTTTATGGCATTGATACCCAAAGAGGTATTCGGCAGGCGAATAGTTACGAAATGGAGACGGGGCAAAAGAGAACTGGAATTTGATGGCCTGGGCTCAAAGGTTATATTCAGGGCACTTGATAAGTGGGAAGGTTACAAGAATATGCAGCTTGGCGGCTGGATGATAGACCAGGCGGAAGAACTTGACAAAGAAGTATTTGATACACTAAAAGGCAGGACGAGGCATATACCGCTTCCGTATTCGGAAGATAAATATAAAAACTTTTCGCTGACCGGGTTGCTACTTGCAAATCCCGATGGGCATAATTGGATATGGGATGACTTTGCCAATCACCCTAAGGATAACTATACTTTTCTTGAGGGCACGACAAACGATAACATAAGGAATCTTACGCCTGAATATATTTCCAATCTTTCGGATATGACGGAAGAAGATAAGCAAAAATATCTGGATGGGAATTATGATATCATAACAAAGAAAACGTTGCCCGAATGGACTCCCGAAGTGCATTTCATAGAGCCATTTGATATTCCGTCTAACTGGAAAAGAGTTCGGGGTATCGATATGGGGATAGGTGCGCCTACTGGATGTCTATGGATAGCACTTGCACCTACTGGGCATAGATACGCATATGACGAATACTACGAAAAAGATTTATCTATAAAACAAAATGCTCCAAATATTATAGCTATGTCTTTCAATGAGAATTACGAATTCACAGCT